GAGCAAATGGGGGCCGAGGCCGCGGCGGGGCGTGGTGGCACCCGTACCCGCTCGCGTGCGCGATCCTGCTAGGCCGCGCCCAGGTGCGCGAGCTCGAGCGTTCCTGCTACCCCCGCGGAGTTTGCTGCGGTGACGGCTAGCTTCTACGTTTTCTTGCCCAAGCGTAGGGACCCGCAAGCGTTAGAGCACGCTGGACGGTTCGATGCCGGCGATAGCCTTGACGATCTGATTGACGGTGACGTCGAGCTTTTCGCGATAGATCTCTGGCTTTCGGGCTCTTAGTAGCAACATCATGAGTTGATCGGAGTACTCGATTTTCTCATCGGTACCGACGGGCTCACCGTGCCAGTATGAGGTTCGCTTGTACGGAGTACCCTCCGTAGCACGCCGGTAGGCTTCCTTTTCGAGCCGTTCCGTAGCCTGTTCGCCGGCCTGTTGGACAGCAAACGCGAACTTAGGATCGTGTTCCTGCCACACATAGAACGTGCTCCGGGCGATGCCGGAACACTTGCACGCTTCGGTAATGTTGGCCCACTGCGCGTACGACTCTAGGAACGCGTGCTTGGCGCGTCCGAAGCGTCCGAGTGTCGACTGCACCATAGTGGCCGCTAGCCTAGCAGCGTTGACGCTGGACGGCGAGCCGGGACGTTCCGACTGGGGCTCGTTAACAGTTCTTTAGGAGCTCCGCAACCGGCGCGTAACCGCGCCACAACTTGCACCCATCCTATCCATTGGATATAGTGCCTGGCATGGCACTCAACACCATGTATCTGGACTACGACCGCAGCGGTCGTGGTTGGGAAGTGTTCGACGCGATCAGCGGTCGAACCATTGTCCATGTTCCGTTCTGTTGGACGGCACGCTTCGTCTGTTGGCTCAGTGACCGCGCGATCAACGCATTCACAGACCGGGTGATCTGATGTACACCCGGAGCAACAGCTACGTAGAAGCACCCGGGCGGTGGATCAGCGGTGACGGCGAGTATGAGTTTTCGAAAATGGGCGAGTCCTGGAGTGCTCGCCGGCGCGACTCGAACGTCATCATCGGCTGCGGCCGCACACTTTCGTCCGTGATGGCGCTCGCCGGCCGTCACTACGTCACCCCCGTCGGTCAATGGCCGACAGAAGAGAGCATCTAAAAATGGCACCCGACATCATCTCGCCACGGCTCGCGCTGAGCACGTTTGTGGCATCGCTCAACGCCACAGCCCACAAGGCCACGGTGCGACAGTATGTGCTGTCGCGCGGCTCGAGCACCTACGGTTTCACTCACGCCACCGGGCTGATCGCGTGTGAGCACGGTTACTCGACGTTCAATCTGCTGACACCGGACGGCTACAACCCGAAGACAGACAAAGGCCACAAGCGAGGCTACGCCACGGCGGTGCTGTATCTGGCCCCGGCACGCAATTCAGGTTTGAACACGTGCATCGATGCCACGCCGGACTGCACCGCGGCGTGTTTGTACACCGCCGGACGGGGTGGTTTCGACCCTGAAGTTGCTGCGGCCCGGTTGGCGCGCACGCATTTCTTCTTCTATCACCGCTCAGAATTCAACTCGCGTCTCGCGCTCGAGATCTCGGCACACCAACGCAAATGCGAGCGGGTTTCGATGGCATGTGCGGTGCGTCTCAACGGCACGTCAGACTTCCCATGGGAACGGCTACTGCTGAACAACGGACGCACGCCGCTTGAGACGTACCCGAGCGTGCAGTTCTACGACTACACCAAGACGGTGGCGCGTGCTCTGGCGTGGGCAAGTGGCGAGATGCCGTCGAACTATCACCTGACGTTTTCGCGTGCCGAAACAGCCCGCAATCAAGCGGCCGCGGCCGCGGTGTTAGCTGCCGGTGGCAATGTCGCCGTGGTCATGCGTATCTGTGGCTGTGGCCCGCTGACATCCTGCAAGCACAGCATTGTTGACGGTTTGCAGTATGACGGCCGGCCGGTGGTCAACGGTGACCTTGACGACTTGCGATTCTTGGACCCCCCCGGGGTGATTGTCGGGCTCAAGGCCAAAGGTCAGGCTCGTGTTGAGCCACTTTCCGGGTTCGTCGTCGATATGCGTCAGGCCGTCGCGGCCTGACAGCGTTTCACTCTTCTGAGGTTGGCACCCATGTCCTACATCACCACGATTTCCATCCCGGTCGTCTTTGACGCCCGCTCCGATGCCGAAGCGCGCATCCGATTGCGCGAGATCCTGATGGCGTTTGCGCAGTCGAACGTGCTCCCCGGTATCGAGATTTCCGATGCGCCGACAGCCGAAGCGCTCGAAGAATTCGCACCCTATGAGCCACTCCGCAGGGTGCCGGCTGATGACCTTGACGCCGGTCAGACACCCGACGTCTTCGTTACGGCCGACGGCTACCGTCTTGAGCACGCGTGGGGTCAGGCCGGTAACCGTCTGTGGACGGACGGCGACCTGATCTTCCAGGAAGACGAACACGGATGGCCCGTCGACGACACGGATCTTTCGCGGCTCGATGGCTACTTTCTCGACGGTCCGTCACCCTACGACTACGACCCGCTCACCCGTTCAACCCACTGAGGAAGGCACCCAACCCCATGACTACGATTGAAATTCCGCCCTACGTCGACCCGGCCGTGCTCGTGCCGGGTGCGCGCGTCATCGCCGTCTTCAACGGACGCGACACCGTCTTTACCGTCGACCACGTCGAGCCGGCACTCATCGCCACCGCACCCGACGGCACCAGCGTCGTCTTGCTGGCGCATACCACCGTGCCCGTTCAGCCGACAGAGGACGGCGTCTGATGCGCCAGTCAGAGTTCGACGCCATGCTGGCCACGCTGGCCATCGTGCTGGTGGCCGCCTTCCTTGCCGTCGTGTGGCTCCACGTGCCGTGGTTCTTTGTCGCCATCCCGTTGACTATTCTGGTCATCGGCATCGTCGGCTCCGTCGGATGGCGACGACGATGAGCCGCTACGTCACGGAGCGCGTCAACGGCGTGTGGCAGGTACGCGACACGGTCGGCTGCCACACCCACGGCGACGCCTGCATCGTCGTCTACGGACCCGGCTCGAGCGGTGCCGCAGCCGCCAGAGCCGGCGCTCTGCAGCTCAATCGCACCAACGAAAACCACCCCGCCAACGAGCTCCGTGCCTGGAGGACGGCACATGGTTTGAGCCAGGCCAAGCTGGCCAAGTTACTCGGTGTGCAGTGGCTGGCCGTGCAGCGCTGGGAAGCCGGTAGCCGCGGCGTACCACCGTACTTGCATCTGGCCCTGCAACAGATCGAACGTGACCTAGAATCCGTCCATTAGGTGTCGGTCACCTGATGTGAGGCGCAGCGCCCTCGTTCCGTCAACGGAGGAGGGCGTTTCGTTTGAGACGGATCAGCCGCGGCGACACGAACGTGGCATCGAGCTCGAAGCCGGCCATCTTGAAACAGTAGCCCGGGTCCTGACTACGAACCTTCGACGGCTCGACGTACGTTACCCACCCGTCAGGCGCTCTGCCGTCGCCCAGTTCCACAAAGTAGTCCTCGCTCTCGCGCATCGCTTCACAGATCAGCACGCTGCCCCGTTCCCGGCGACGGCCCTCGCGTCGAAAGATGGTGCAGCGCAACGCATCGAAGCCGTCCAGTGCCAGGCTTGGTTCCGGCCAGTGGGTGACCCACAGCGCCATCTCGTCGTCCGAGATCAAGACCAGTCGACGCCCCGGCGGTCCGACGGTACGCCCGCCCGGGTACTTGGTCGAGTAGTGGCGGTCACGCATCGAACGCGCCAGCGGGTCAGACGACTTCACCCGATACCACTTCACGCGTTGTCTCGCACATAGCGGAACCAGCGACTGAGCGCTGCACCCACGCACGCACTGGCCAGGATCCACGCCCCGAACGCGATCGCCAACCACGTCATGCCCACGCTTCCTCCCGCTTCAAACGTACCCGCTCCGACGTCGGGCCGCACGCGTGCTCGTGGCTCCACTTCGCACCACACTCGGGGCAGTACCCGTGGTTCCCATTACAGTCGAGCTCGTCGGCTGCTACGGCCCTCGCGATGGCGCCCATGCGGTCCCAGGCCGCGCCCATCTGCACGAGGTACTCGTCCTCCGTCCACTCGCGCCGGAAGCGGCTCAGCGACCCGCTGGCGCGATTGAGCACGATGTATTCGAAGGCCGGCCACACGTCCGTCTCCGTCCAGAAGGCGTGGCTGTACAGGCACGGCTGCCAGACCTCCTTCTGGGCGCGGACCTGACTCCACGCCCCGACGGTGGTCTTGAAGTCGTAGATGGTCGCGCCGTCCTGGTCCCACAGGTCGACGGCGCCGACGATGGGCGCGCCAAAGTCGGCATTCGTATCCAGGCTGAAGCCGCGCTCCGGCGTGCCGTGGAGGTCGAGCTCGAAGACCGCCTCGAGCAGCGTCAGCCCCATACCGGTGAGCGAGCGGTCGACCTGGCCACCCAGCTCGTGGACGTACGCCTTCCACGCCGCCCGGTAGGCGCGTACGCCGTCCTGGCCACTGAAATGGGCTTCCAGCCCCTGATGCACCGCAGAGCCGAACAGCATCGCCTCCGTGGGCGCGATCGCCACGCCGTCGACGTAGCGCTCCTTAAAGCTCATGGGACAGAGATCAAAAGTCATAAACCGCGAGGCTGACCAATGAGGCATCACCGCCACGAGTCCACCTCCACCAGTCGGTGGCCGATCCACTCCGCCACCGGCGCGACCACGCCATTGCCGATGCAGCGATAGCGGTGCGAGTCGGGGATTTCCTTGCCGTCCACGGTCCAGCGCGTGTGATCGTCGGGCCAGCCCTGGAGCCGCTCGCACTCGAGCGGGGTCAGCCGCCGCACGCCGAAGTCGCTGACGTCGGCGACCACGTTGTGGGTGCGGAAGTTGTTCCGGCTCTCGTGGGTGTACGTCTTACCTTCGCGGGTGCTGATCGGGTCGGCCAGCACGAGGTTGTCGGCACCGTCGCCGACAGCCAGTACCGCCTGGGCACGCGCCGCGTCTCCAAGACAGCCGACAAGAAAGACGCGCCGCCGCCGCTGGGGAACTCCGAACCAGCGCGCATCCAGAACGCGCCACGCGACACCGTACCCGAGTCCATCCAGGTCCACGAGGATCTGTCCGAAATCCGCGCCATGGTTGCTGCTAAAGAGTCCGGGAACATTCTCAACGCAGACCCATCGTGGCCGCAGCAGCTGCACGACCCGGGCGAACTCAAACCAGAGCGAGCTGCGCTCGCCCCGAAAACCCGCCCGTCGACCGGCCACGCTGACGTCCTGGCACGGGAAGCCGCCGTAGACGAGGTCAACACCATCGGGGCCGCATCCCCCTTGCCCGTCTGCCCCGCTTCCGCTTTCAACGCGCTGGCCGTCTCCGACGGAGCTCCGCGGCCGTTCCTGACAAACCTCGTCTCGAAGTACTCGTCCTCGACTGATTGGCTCACCAGCACCGTCGAGCGGCTCTCGCCCTTGGCGTCCCAGTCGCTCAGCGTCGGGGCCTGGTCCTGCTGACGCCAGGTGTCCGCTTCCTCTTTCGAATGTGCTCGCATCGACTTCACGTACGTCTCCAACACGCTTCACCTCCGGCCAGTGCCGCTCGAGCACGGCATTGCACCATGGATCGATCTCCACCTGGAGCAGCGTCTGGATGCCGGCTCGCTGCAGCCCCAACTCGAAAGCCACCCACTCCGCTGAAGAGCGAGACGGCTCTCATTGGAGTGGCACCTCCTTCTGGACGGCATAGGCCCCGAGATTCCTAACCATTCCGTCGAACCGTGAATGGCATGAGCGACAAAGTCGACCAGTGCGGCATGACCGTCATTCGTCCTCCCACATGCCGAGCTGGCATGACGTACACAGCGGCAGGCTCGACCGCGGACTCTGGCGCCGACTGGCTTTCGGACCACCGGCCCACTGCCAGTCCACGAGCCCGCGCGCCTGCGCTTCGGCTTGCAGCTGCGCGTAGCGCTCGCCAACCTCGGGATAAAAGAACGCGATCTCGCCCAACTCTGCGTAGTTGGCGAGCGCGCCACACAGACACTCGCCCGAGCGGTGGCAGTTGACCGCTACCGGGTTCCGCGGCGTACCCGACTCGGTCAGATAGTCCAGACAGTCTGGCTTCGACCACTGGCGGATCGGGTTGAACCACACCGCTGAGCGTTCGGGATCTCGGTAGAAGAGCGCCCGCGTGCCCATCTTCGAACGCTTGCGGCGTGCCGACTCACGTGTGCGGATGCCGGTCACGAAACCAATGCACTCACGGCGCGTCGTCTTGTGTTGCTTGATCGCGAGCTGGATCTGGCGCTGCTTCAAGTGCCAGTACATCGTCGCGTGGCTCTTCGGTCCGCTCGGGAAGCCGCGGTGGAGCCGCCCATCACGCGTGGTGTAGCCCTCGAGTACGAGCCGCTCGTACTCGCCCGCGGGTGCGGTGTACACCTCGAGCGGCCAGCCCTCGCGCTGGCAAGTGGCCTCCACGAAGTCTCTGGTGGCGCGCACGCCCGTGCCGGTGTCAAGGTGGATGCAGCCGCTGAAGCTGGCGTGCAGCGAGGCAAGCTTGGTCGCCGTCAGACTGTCGTCGCCACCGCTGAAGAGCGCAAACAGCCTCGCTGGCTGATGCACGGCGACACCATCGCTCAGGACCTGCAATACGCGCTTCACCAGTCGTTCGGAACGCTCGGTCACGCGACAGCTGCCAGGAGCTCTTTGAGCCGGTCGTAGGCCAGCTTGATGCGGATGAACTCCGACGACTTACCGCCCATGTCCGGGTGGTGGATGAGCGCGAGGCGTCGGAACGCGGACGTGACCTCCGCCGGCGTGGTCGGCCAGGTCAGCTCAAGGTCGGGCAGCCACAGACGGATGGCGTACGGCGCCGCGGCTACCCGCGGGTCGGCCGACGGCCGGCGCGGCGGCGGCTCCGGCTGCGGCTCGTGGGCCTTGCGGCCGGCGCACGTGTCGAAGTGGCACTCCCACGTCGCCTCGTCGCCGTTCGTGTCCATGGGCCGCCGCTTACCGCGAGCCGTGGTCTGCCACCACACGCGGGCGTTGCACGCCCGGCAGCGGCTGACCGTGTGCCGCCCGCCCTCGCCGTCCTCGACCCACTCCTGGGCCTCGCACGTCTCGAAGTGCGACTGCTGCTCGTCCTCGTCATCGAAGGGAAAGGCGCGGCTGTCGTCGTACGGGTTGGTGCCCCACCAGATGTCTGCCCGACAGCGCCGGCAGCGACCCCAACCGCTCACAAAATCACCTCCCACGTCTCGCGCACCCTTCTGTCACGTGACAGAAGGGGTAAGTAATCGGTATGGCCGTTTTTGGCCCTTTTTTGAACTCGGCACAGGCCGGTTTGAACTCGAAAGAGGTCTGTGACACATGGGTCGAGCTGTGACAGAAGGGTGTGTGACAGAAGGTCCGGGGGCATCTGTCACACCTTGTGGCGCAGCGGCAAGCGGATCGTTTCGACTGGCCGCCCAGCCGTTTCCGACTCGCCTCGCGTGCCTGGAAACCGCTCCTCGTAACGGGCCAGGACCGGGTCCAGATCCTTGCGCGACGTGATCCCACCGACGCGATAGCGGTACAGATCACGGATCGGAATCGGCCCACCACCACGGTGCTCGAGGTACTGCAGGATGTGATTGATGGGCTCGTCCAGGTGACCCAGCTGCGACGTGCGCGCAAACGGCATCCCGTCGCCCACGGCATCCCAGACGGCGACGTTGTAGTTCACGATCTGGGCTGCCCGATCCAGGATCTCGACCGTGAGCGTCTGGTCCTGCTCCGGCTGGTCGGCGTCAAACAGCGCACGCTCGAACTCCGCCAGGTTCACGGCAAAGCGCACCACCTGACGCGTGGCTTTCATCAGCGCCGCCAGCGTGGTGGGTGACGCTTCGCCGGTGCGCGCACGGGCTGCCCACTCTGCGCCCAGCTCGTCCAGCCGCCGCTTGACTGCAGCGGTAATCAGCCAGCGGCGCGTGGTCTGCCGCCACGTCAGCAGCCGCGCAATGGTGCGTTCGTAGACCTCGACGTCGGCCGGCCCCGGGTTCCGCATGACCGTCTCGGTATTGCCCTCGACCATGAACAGCGACCACCGCGAGCGCCCGCCTTCGGTGTCCACGCCCAGGTAGCGCTGGCGCGAGGGCTGGATACTGCCCAGAATCACCAGCGTCGGCCGCTCGACATAGATCAGGATTCCGTTCGCGCCACCCGGTCCGCCCACGCCGCGGCGATCGGTGAGAATGGGCGCTCCGTCCCAGCGCTCGAGCACCCAGTCGGTATCGTCGTCGCCCTTCTGCCGATACCGCCCGTTGACCTGTTTGAGAAAACCGACGAGCTCGTCGCGGTAGATGCCCAGCGCCGGCTGGGCCATGAAACGATGTTCGGTGGCCTCGATCGTGGCGGAGCCCACCAGGATGCGCGGGTCGCGTGGCTCGCGCACGCCGTTCTCTTTGTCGAGCTTCTTCTGCTCGTTGGTGCGATTGACCCAGCGCTCGCGTTCGGCGCGGTACTCGCGAAAGCGCTCAGCATCCCAGCGCTGAACCGGACGCAGCGCCTGCTTCTGCGACTCGCTCTTGCCCGATCCAGGCTTGGCGACCAGGCCGACGAACAGGTTCAGGCGCTCGACAAAGAACTGCTCGTAGTACGCCTCGACGTTGCCGCCGACGGCGATCGCTGTACTGGCCATGTAACCCCCCGCAAGCAGCGCCGCTGGCAGTGACGAGGCTTCGATCAACCGTCCCATCACGCCGGGCAGCACCTCGACGGGGAACGTGGGCACGGACGGCAAGGGATCGTCAGGATCTTCGATTTCAGGCTCGGTTGCTACGCCATTGACGCGGACGCGTGGCGCGTCCTCAGGCTCCGGCGCGTAGCGACTGACGCTGTGGGCGATCTTGCGGACCTCGCTGTCGTCGAGCGGCGGCACACAGCGTTCGGCGTTGACCTGGCGCAGCGCGGCCAGGATCTCATCCTCCTCCGCGCCCGAGTAGCGCATGCCGCCACCGATCGACGTCAGGTGACTGTTGCGATCACCCTGCGTGATCGGACCGGCGCCGTGGCTGGTGGAAGTCTGACCGGGACTATGCGATGCGGTGTGCGCCAGGTCATCGACCCACCTCTCCAGGAGCGGTAGATCGTCCACATCCACGAGCTCTTCGCCCCAGACATAGCTACGTCCCAGCGCGTGGCGACTGGGCGGCAGGACCACGTACCCGCCTTCGCCGCGGTAATCGATGCCGCCCATCTTCTTGGCGAAGTTGCCCGGTTCGTCAGGACGGTAGGCAAAGAAGCGATGCACGCCTCCCACGCGACCTGTGAAGGAATGTGGGCCATTGCCATAGCCGAACTGCTGGGCCGTGCGGTTTGCCAGCTCGCCATCGAGGTCGACCACGACCACTTTGCTGAGCCGGCCGGTCACCATGCCGATATTGGCGTCCGGGTCCCGCCGCCACCACGTCCGTACTTCGGCCTCAGTCGGCAACCGCTCCTGGTATGGCTTCCACCTGACGAGCGGCACCTTGCCCGGATCGAGACACGGCACCCACTCACCCGTGTCTGGATCACGGTGCTTGTGCGCCACGATGCCGCACACGGCAATGACCGACAGGCCGCGCCTCAGGTACTCGACGGCGAACTCGACCAGATTGCCCATGACCCACGCCGACGCGGCGGTCATAGCCCCACCTCCGGATGTGCAATGAGATTCAGTAACTGCTCGCGATCGCGTGGGCGGGCGTGGATCCAGCGCTGGCCGCAGGCCTCGAGCATGGCGCCGACGCGCTTCTGCTCCGGGTCGAGCTGGCCGCGTTCGCGTTTGCACTCGATCCACAAGATGTAGGGCGGCTTGATCGCCAGGACGTCGGGAAAGCCCTTGGCGATGCCGCGGTAGACCTTGGTGTGGCAGCGTGGGCAGACCACCACGTTGCTGGGCACGTGCATCCACCACCAGCCGAAGAAGTCCAGGGCTTCTTCGACTTGCTTCTGCCACTGGGCTTCCGTCAGGGCGCCATCCATCAACCGGCGGAACTGGCGTCCCGTCAGGGGTGGCTGCGTCGCGGTGGGCCTGGGACCGCGACGCGCATTCACGTCTCAGCGAGTTCGAGAGTCACGCTTCCGTTGCCGGCTGGCTTGCAGCCACAGGCCGCGCATCAGGAACGAGCGCTCCGCCTGGACCTCTTCGCGCTGGGTGTGCAGCTCACCGACCCTGACGAAGTTGCCGCGCAGGTACGCGTCGTGTGCCCACTCCTCGAGCCGCACCATGTCGTGAGCCAGCCAGGTGACCTGATCCTGGATCTGCTGCTCAGTCGTCATCGTCGTCATCGGGTGGCGGCGGTGGCGGAGCGACAGACTTCTTGGCCTTCGTGTACGGACGCAGCCGCAGCAGGCTCAGTCGCTGGGTGCCGTCGACGCGCTCGACCCACTCCACGTCAGCCAGCGCTCGCTTGCCCTTGAGAGACTTCTCCCACCCCGACTCGAGCATCGAATTGACTTCTTCGTCAGTAAGACGATGCCCAATTAATGCGTTAGCAATCTCTCTTCCAGGGGCAATTTTGCCACTGGTGGGGTTATCGTAGGTGAGATCATTGGTGATCTTCCATAGCTCAAACATCTCGCCCGTGTTGTCGTCGATGACGGCCACGCCGGTGTCGGGGTCCCACAGGTGGAACTTGTAGGTATCGCTCATCGCGTCCTTGCGTTTATCCCTGAACTTCGAGGGCGCCTCGTCCACGGCCACGAGCTGGGCGATGTACTTCTTGTTGTCGTCGACCTCGATGGCCGGCGCGAAGGTGCTGGAATCTGGCGGTTGCGGCATCAGGAAAGCTCCGCCAATGTCTCGGTGACGGTCAGAACCTTGCCGTTGGTCAGATGGAGCATCGTTCCCGTCTCTTCGATCTCTGGCTGGTAGCCGTAGAAGCCTTCGTCTCTGGGACGTGGCAGGCGCTCGAAATAGGGTTCCGCGATCACGATGTGCGCGGGGTTGATCATGACCGTCGCGCCATTGAGAAGGTGCAGCGTGCGGAAAGACGAACGCGTTTCGGTGAACATGGGATCAGTTCCCCTCGCGGTACAAGGCGCCGCGCCCGCCACTAGAAGGCTTCGGCCTTTCCTTTAAGGCAGTCGTGTTTGCGAACGGGCACCAGCTGGTCGTGCTCGTCGCAGAAGAAGGCGCGGCACAGGGGGCACCACGTCTGGACCTGGCTGCGGCAACCGAACTGTTGGCAGATCTCGGGCACGTCGTCGACGTTCCACTCCTGCATCACGCGCTCGACCCAGTCGGCGTCAACAGTCACGAGCAACCTCCGTTAGCAGCGCCGCGAGGTCACGGGCCAGCGTCCGTAGCCCAGGTGCTGCGTACCCCAGGCCAGTGCGTCGATAGACGCGTACGGGTCGGTGCGGCTTGCACCCGCTTTGCCAGTCGGCGTCTCGAGCCAGGTCGGGTAATCGAATTGCGCCAGGCCAACGTAGGGGCCAGCGTGCGCGTTTGGATTCCACGAGCTCTCCCCTCGGATCATGCAATCGAGCCTGGGCGCCAGCCACGGGTAGGTGGCGTACAGGTACGCCCTGGGCGTGGGCAGCGGCTTGACCACGACGTCCGTTGGAGCAGACGTCTCGTCCGCTGCATCGGACAGCGGGCCACCCTCCGCCGCGGCGTGGATACTGAGCGCGGCGCCGCCCACGACGCCGACCACCACGCCGAAGACGAGGCCAACCGCGAAGCGCGCCACCTAGCCCGTCTCCACCTTCTGGGCGTCGCGTTCGACGGCTGTCTCGATCAGGTAGTCGAGCACGTCCTGGAGCAGCGGTACGAGGCCCGCCCACGAGGCGGTGCGCTCGATCGCCAGCCGCTGGCCGATCTTCAGCCCGAACTCGTAATTAGCCAACGGATCGTCGCGGCTGCTCGAGCCGTGGCGCCACGCGTACCACACGCTGCGCGGATCGGTGGCGGGCACGGCTCCGCCAGGTCCCATCGGTGACATGGCCTAGGCCGCCGCTTCTTCGGCTACGGAATCGTCGGGTTCAGGCTGGTCGAGCCGCTCGAGCCGCTCGAGCGCAGCTCTGAGACACCACTGCGCCCAGGTGCGCACCGAGACGCCTTCGCGTCGAGCGGCAGCCTCCAGCCTGGGCCAGTCGGAGTGCGGGATCTGAAAGGTCAGCGTCGGCATGCCCACAAGGTTGGGCCGGGCCGACGCTGGTCAGGAAGTCAAAACCGTCAGCGATGCTGATTACTGACGGGGGAACCACTCATCGGCTAACCGTCGCAGGCAGGCCAGCAGCTTCTCGTTCGGGCGCAGGTAACCGTGTGCTCGCAACGTACTCCTCAGGGTGACACGCGTCCCGATCACTAGCTTCTCGCAGATCTCCTCTTCATTCGGTAACCACTGGCCTCCCAGCGCTTCCTTGAGCTTGGGTTCGAAGATAGCCTTGTCGGGATAGAGCTTCGGGATACCTTTGTCAGAGCGTGCCTTTGGCAAAGAGTGGTGACTATTGTTGGTCTGCGCATCGCGCTCAAAGAGCTCTTCCTGAACGAGCTCGCGCACTTCCTCGCGACTCAGGCGTCGACCGGCCAGGTACTCGTCCATGGGCTGTCGTTGGAGCGGGGTCAGGAACTGTGGACCCAGGGGCAAGTAGTCCACGCTCACGTCGGCGTAGCCTTCCCAGCGCTTTTCGGCAGCGTTCCAGATCACAACCGCGTCCTCGACCTCGATACACGGACCGCCCCGCAGCTCATTGGCCTGGAACCAGCCGCTGACGTGCTCGATCTCACTCTCCCCTTCGCGCAACGCCACGTACTGGCGTCTGGCCTCGAGGTCGGACGCCTCTGACACGTGGCCTGGGCGGATGTCGGGACGGACCACCGACCACGGAGCGTTGAGCAGCTCGTGACGGGTGAAGCGCATGATCTGACAGAACGCGTGGTTCATGGGATCCGTCAACCGACCGTCCTTCTTCATACCCCACGTGATGCGCACCGTCCGCGCCACGGATGGATGCACATGCTCCGGGTTTCCCCTGCCGGCCATCTCGCATTGCCCCTCCAGAAACAGGACATGTAGCTACTGCGATTAGCAGCGCCCGGAGCTATGACGACTCCCCGTCGCCTGCGCTTCGCTCTAGGCCATCTGTTCTAACGCATTTCCGGGCCTCATGGCCCGTCAGAACCGTCAGCGCTCTTTATCGATGACGGTCTGTTAACGTAGTGTAAGGCTTTTGTGAGCGGACGTCGGGCTTGTGTGGGTGACATTGCGGCTGGAAGTGGCGCACGTGTGGCGCACCGGAGAGCTTGTGGCACTCGTGCGCCACTTGTGATCATCTGCTGCGCGTGTTGGTGCCCAGCCTGCGCCGCGTGCGAGACGCACGGGCTTTGACGCAGGAGGAGCTGGCCGACCGCGCCGGCGTGTCCAGGAACACCATCCGTCGCGCTGAGCAGGGCGAGCAGATCCGCCAGTCGAGCGTGCGCAAGATGGCGCGTGCCCTGCGCGTCAGCCCGGCGCGCCTGCAGCAGCCCACCGTCAGCGATGACTGATCGCTGACGGAACTGACGTGCCTTCTGGCCGACCAGGGTCCACGCTCAGGCTATGCCCCGAAAGCCCGATCCGCCTCCTGAGATCGAGATCGTCATCGACACCTCGCCCGAGGCCCAGGCCGCTTACCTCGAAGCAATCAAGCTGCTTGTGCGCTTCACACGCGAGTACCGCGAGCAGGGTAAGTTGACACCTCTCCGCAAGGCGTCGTAGCATACGCGACTATGGCACCCAGACCCCCGCGTCGTCGCCCGGGACGTAACGCCCCCGCCTATCCCCTGACCGTCATTCAGGCTGTCGCTATGGTTCTCGCATACGGTCGCGTCTCCACCGACCAGCAGCGTGACGATGAGACGATCAACGTCCAGGTCACCAAGCTCGAAGGCACGATCAGAGTTCGCGAAGACACGGCCATGCCGCTCAAGGATCAGCTGAAGCTCATCGATTCCTTCTATGACAACGGTATCTCAGGCACCGTGCCGCTTGAGCAACGTCCCGAAGGCCGCAAACTCATGCAACGTATCTGTCCGCGGGCCTCGATCGACTGCCGCGGCAACTGCGGCGGCACAGGCGAGATCAACCAGTTGTGGATCACCAAGCTTGATCGACTGGCACGCCAGCTCCAGATCCTGGTCGACATCGAACTCTGGCTACGCCACCACAACGTCGCGTTGATCTGCATGAGTCCAGGCATCGACACCTCGGACTACATGGGGCGACTGATCTTCAACATCCTCGCATCGATCGCTGAGTGGGAACGCGAGGCCATTCTGGACCGCACCCGGAGCGGCAAACACCAGAAAGCATCGGAGGGCAAATGGGTGGGTGGTCGAAAGACTCTGGGTCTGAAAACAGACGAGGACGGCTATCTGGTGGTCGATGACCGTCTTATCGAACGTACCGGCGAGATGGCGTACCGCATGGTCCAATCGATCTTCGAAAACATCGCGCTGCACGGCGCCACCGTTGTCGAGGAAGCGCGCCGTACAGGTCTGTCTGAGCGACGTGTCGGCATCCTGCTTCATAACCCCCGCTACAAAGGCGTAGGCGGTATCTACAAGCAGAACGGCGAGTGGACGAACGCTGACAAGCACGCGCCGCCAACCCTGGTCACCCCACAGCTCTGGGATATGGCACAGGACGCGCTCGTTCGCAATCGCGCCAATTCCAAGTACGGTGGCAAACCCCACCGCACGTACCTGCTGAGCAGTCTGCTGATCTGCTGTGAGCCGTACGACTACATCTCGACGGTAGATGACCAGGGACGTACCCGCGAACGTCCGTCGAGCATGCCCATGGGATTGTGCGGACGCTCTTTTTCTGGACGCCATCACACTGACCGGCGTGGCCGCGGCGGCAGGAACTACAACTATTACTTCTGCACGCGCACCCTGAAGAACCTGTGCGACGCCAACCATGACGGCTGCACAGCCAGGATGCTGCCTGCGGAACGTACAGAAGCTCTGGTCTGGAATATCGTCAGACGTTTCATCAGCAACCCGGGCGAACTCCTCGCCGAAGCCGACTCGGGTCGCAACGAACTGCTCGCGAAACTCAATCAGGAACTGACCCACGCTGTCGAGCAGCTTGCTCGCGCACAGACCGAACGAGAAAACGTCCTCGTCTCGGTCGAACAAGGGCACCGTACACGGGAAAGCGCCATCGGTCGGTTCAGAGACATCGACAGACAGATCGAGAGCCTCGAGCAACAGCGTGAGACGTGCGAGTTCCAGATCCGTGCGCTGAACTACGATGAGCTCGACGACCAGCGCAATGCCGTCACGCTCGAAGAGACACGCAACACGCTCGAGGTGATCGAGCGTGACGATGACGTCGAACGCAAGCAGGCACTGATCAAGGCTGTCGTGCGCCGTATCGAAGTCCGCAACACGGATGGCCAACCGCGGCTCCGTATCCACCTGCGGTTCGGCGGCACAACCCAGGTGTTGCCAATGGACACACACAATGAGTCCGAAGAACTTCCCGATGATTCGCGGATGCTTCCACGCTCACCGTCCAAAGCCACTGAGCATCCGCAACGCGAAGTGATCGTCGAGGTCGCGGCGTGAATCCCTATACTGTGGATTGCTGGTGTTTGGGTGCCAACTCTACGTCAGCGGCCCTCGTGTCCCATGGGCACGGGGGCCTTTTGTCTGTACTATCGAGAGACGAGGTGGCACCCATGAGTGACATTAGTGGCGCATTACTGATCTTCGCCGGCTACGGCATCATGGGCTGCCTGGCGCTGATTGTCCTGGCCTCTATCCGTGACTAGACATGTCCTCGCCGACAACCCAACGTACGCCGGGCTGACGCCTCGGCCGCTCACGCCAGCCTGTCACGACGGCTCGCACATGATCGACATTCAGTGCTCAGCGTGCGGCAACATCGACCACCTGCACGAAACTGCCCTGGCCACGATCCCGAGGAACGCGATCGTCGGCTGCCGCTGCCAGAGCTGCCACTATGTCATCCCACTAGAGGCAAAGCAGCTCCGTGCTGGATTCGCCGAGATGCGCAAGCGTGGCTGGATCACCTAGCTAGAGATATGTGCCGAAGGATCTAGCAAACCCGCCGTGCTGGTGCGGAACGCGCAATCCGTACTTCGCGCCAGTGAGCGGGTCGTGCGGCGGCACCGGGACGCTGGAGTGCATCTGCGGAGGCGACTTTTGCGTCTGCCACAACCACGGCGAGGTCGAGTGCGATGGTTGCGAGGACTGCGAGGATGACGCAGAACGAATGTTTGATAGCAAATAAGTGCCGATATGAGTGACAAAACGATCCGTCGAATGCGCTGGCTCGCACGGGCACTTTTCTACGGGCCGTGGTTCCTCGTGCTGGGGTTTTATTGGCTATCCCAGCATCTTGGTAAAGCATAAGTGCCGTTATGACAAGCAAGCCGCACACGGTTCAGGTAGTCGAACGTGAGCTTGCCAAACTGGTGAACGAGCGCGACGAACTCCGCGCCGAGAACGAACGGCTGCGGGCCGAGATCGCGGATCTACTGCCAGGCATGGATGCCGACGCCATGACCATCAGCAACCTGGCCCGCGAGAACGAGCGGCTGCGGGCGGCGCTAGAGAAGCATCACGATCTGCTATCGGATGAACCTG